AAATAAAGCAGAATATTGCATGAATCTTGTAAATCAGATGCATTTCTGTAGTAAAGATATTGAAGAAAAAGAGAATGAAGAAACATCGGAGTACAAGACAGCGCCAATTATATTCTTAGACTGCGAGATCTTTCCAAGTTATAAACAGGCAAAAGAAGCTGGGGTAGAAATTCCGGAGAACATTCCGAAAGATACTCCAGCTCTTTTTCTTGTTAACTGGAAGTATCGTGACGACGAACCTTATAAGTTTGATAGTTCAGGCAAAGTTATTCCAAAAGAACATGTGAAAACCGTTGTGCGAATGATAAATCCAACACCTGAAGAAATCGAAGGTCTGTTTAAGTATAGGATTATTGGATTTAATAATCGTAAATATGACAATCACATGCTTTATGCAAGGGCTCAAGGCTATACAAGCGAAGAACTTTATGCATTAAGTCAAAAGCTTGTTAAGGATTACGCCAGATTTGGTCCTGCATACAATCTTTCATATGCTGATGATTTAAACTTTGCAACAACCAAGCAGAGTTTAAAGAAGTATGAGATCCAGTTTGGCGCGGAACATGTGGAATGGAATCAGCCATGGTATTTGCCAGTTCCAATAAAAGATTGGACTAAAGTAGCAGAGTATTGTGACAATGATGTTATTAGCACAGAAATAACATTTGATGGATGTTATGAAGATTTTGTCGCAATTGAAATGCTTGCTGATATTTCTGGTGGAACGGTGAACGACACCATTAATTCCATGTCTACAAAGTTTGTATTTGAAGGTAATAAGCATCCAATCCTTGTTTATACCGACTTTACAACTGGCAAACAATACACTACCGAAGACTATCAAATGCCAATTATATCGGAAGAGGAGTATGAGAAACTTGGGGATGATTGGACTGGCGTTACGCCTAAGAACGTTATTCATTTTCCAGGTTATCATCTTGTACGATTCAAAGATGGAACGCTTCATAATATGTTCCGTGGTATTGATGTCGGACGTGGTGGATATGTGTATGCAAATCACGGAATGTATGGAAGAGCAGTAACAAAAGATGTTGCTTCCATGCATCCGCACTCTATTAAAGAGCTCAATCTGTTCGGAGATTACACAAAGAACTATAACGATTTGATGGAAGCAAGAATTGCAATTAAACATGGGGATTATGACAAAGTTAAATCTATGTTTGATGGTAAACTTGCGAAGTATTTGGGTGATAAGAAATCTGCTAAAGCTTTGTCCAAGGCATTGAAATTGATTCTCAATTCTTTCTATGGAATGACTTCAAGTCCTAGTGATTATTTCGTAGCAAAAGATAAGAGAAATATTAATAACATTGTTGCTCTTCGTGGAGCACTTGTTATGAAGATGCTGCAAGATGAAGTAGAAGCAAAAGGATTTACCGTTATTCACATCAAAACGGATTCTATCAAGATTGCTAATCCAACAGATGAGGTTCTTAACTTTATTGATAATTTTGGGTCTAAGTATGGTTACACATATGAGATCGAGCATACTTGGAATCGTATCTGTCTCAAAGATAAGGCCCAGTTCATTGGTCTTCATGATACTGACGATCCAGAGTCACCAATGGTGTGGGAAGCAACTGGCAAATATTTTGCTGTTCCATATGTGTTCAAGTCGTTATTCACACATGAGCCAATTATATTTGATGATTTCTGCGAGACAATCTCAGTTAAAGAAGGTGCGCTTCATCTTGTTAAGAATGAAGGTACAGAGAACGAAACTGACGAGTTCGTAGGACGTGTTGGTCAGTTCACACCGATGAAGAAAGGCGGTTCAATATTATATCGTGTGAATAATGGCAAACGATATGCTGCAACTGGAACAAAAGGATATTTATGGATGGAATCGGATCAGGTAAAAATATTGCACTTAGAAGATGATATTGATAAATCTTATTATCAGAAAAAGTGTGATGATGCAATTGCTGAAATTAATAACTTTGGCAATTACGAGTGGTTTGTTTCCGGGCAAGATGACTTTAGTCATTATATGAATTCACCAGAGTTTCAGTTAGATTCTATTCCTGTTGGAACTGATGAAGAAATTATATTGAAATGAAAAGGAGCGAGAAAATGAAGGTTTATATGTCAGGTAGAGATCTCATTATTGAGGGTGCTAAGAATGAAGATATTCTTGGAGGTTCGTTCAGAAATTTTGGAGGTGTTGAAAAGAGAAATCCAAAGACTGGACAGGTTGTAAATTCAAAAGGAAAAAGGAACTTTAATCTTAAAGTTTCTGATGAATATCTTGATTTCTTTACTGAAAATGGATGCAATGTAAAAGAATTCGGAGGCAATCCTGAAGAGGGAGAACCTCCAATTCATTTTGTTAAGGTTAACGTTAATACGGAGACAAGTAATCGTCCTCCAAAGATTCAGATTGTAAAGAGTTCTGGTCAGCTTCAAGATTTGTCTCCTGAGTCTTATGGAAAAATTGATGGAATGTTTATTGAGAACTGCGATATGGTTATAAACTTTTATCGCAAGTATGATTCAGCATCTTTGTATCTTAATCTTGGCGTTTTTAAGGAACATCTCGATCCAATTTCTGCCAAGTATGATGCTCTAATGGATAAAGAAGGTCTTGATCCAAATCTTCCTGATGGAGACGATGAAGATGTGCCATTCTAAGTAGTATATTCGCATAAAAATCATCGCTTCTAATGAAAGGGGGTTGACCGATATAGACGGCGTTCATGTCTATTGGCATATCTAAAGTCATATCGAAGCACCATATCTGATAGAGAGTCTTGGAACAAATAGTTCTAAGGCTCTCTTTTCTTTTATTCAATTTATAGGAGGTCTTTGTATGATATTACCCATTGGATTTGAAGTAGGCTCTAACATTAGAAGGAAGAGACAGTATAAAGATTATACTCAAAAAGAATTGGCGAATAAGGTAGGAATATCTCAGTCTTACATTAGTCAAATTGAGAACGGTAATATGCCGCCTAGGGCACTTCTTGTAAAAATAGCAAGTGCTCTGGATGAACCTCTTAATTATTTTTGGCATTAAAAAGGGAGAGTTATGAAATATTGCACCAATAAAGATTGTAAACGCTATAAGGAACATATTCGTAAGGATGGTTTGATATTGGACAGTTATTGTAAAGAATGTTTTGCCACAGGCTTTAATTATTATTCTAAAGCTGCCCGTACAAAAGAAGAGTGTATTCCAGGAACAGATTATCCACTGCATTGCAAGCCTGTAAGAACGATGTCTGGTGTTCGATTTGGTTGGTAGGAGATAAAACTATGAATTATATTTTATGCGAAATTTGTATGCTTATTGGTATTGCTGTTGGCGTGTTAATTGAGAAGGCAATTAAAGTTTATGAGGAGCGTGCCGTTCTTACAACACTAGAACAAGAGTGGTCAACTCGCTGTAATTATTACCGAAAGGAGCTTCGGAAGTATAAAGCTTTATGTTGGGTGAAGGGAATAGAAGATGATAATACGATTTAAAAAATTAAGCGAATCTGCAATTACTCCTACAATTGGTTCTGCTGGATCTGCAGGTTATGATTTATATTCTATAGACACGATTTCGATTAACCCTGGTGAAACAATTAAGATTCATACAGGGATTGCAATGGAGATTCCAGCCGGATATTTTGGTGGAGAATACGCAAGATCTGGATTAGCCACAAAAGAAGGGCTAAGACCTGCTAATTGCGTTGGAATTATTGACTCGGATTATCGAGGAGAGATTATTGTTCCACTCCATAACGACTCTAAAGAAAAGAAATTGATATCCTATGGTGAAAGAGTTGCACAGCTTATTATTCAGCCATATTTAATCTCTTCACTTGAGGAAACAAATGATATTTCTGATACAGATCGTGGTAATGGTGGATTTGGTTCAACTGGGAGCTTTTGAATGAAATTGAATGTGGTTTTAATCATAGTCGCTTTAATAGCACTAGATATTTTAATTGATATTCTTTTTGTCATATTGGTCGCACATAGCTCTTACTCAAAGCCGCACTGTAAAGACTGCGATGGAGATTGCGCACATTGTAAATTCTATGGAGGAGAATAATTATGGAAACAGTAAGAAAAACAGTTTTAGACGATGCAAAGCATGCTGTTTGTGGTGATCGAGATCATCAGTACGGAAGCCCTGAAGATAGCTTCGAAAGAATTGCTCGACTGTGGTCCGCTTACCTTAGTAGGCCCTTATTGACCAGCGATGTCGCAAACATGATGATTCTTTTCAAAGTTGGACGGAACATAACTGGAATGGCAAAGCTTGATAATTGGGTTGATATTGCAGGTTATGCCGCTTGTGGTGCTGACTGTCAATTCTCAAATCTGTCATTGGAACAGGAGCAGGCAGAAGACGACACAAGATTGAAAATGAAAGTATAAAAATATAAGATATATAGTGCAGATTAATTAGCATAGTTATATAATACAAATGGAGGTGTATTATTATGAAAACTATTAAAAAATATTTAGCACTTATTGCGTCTGTTTTATTGATATCCATTGGGATTCCGACCGCTGCACATGCAGCAACACTTCCTACAACGCCTACAGTAACTGTATATGCACAGCCATCGTTTTCTCTTAAGTATATGAGTGATGGCGGATTATTTGATCCAATCTATTACAAGAAGATGTATCCAAATGTGATGCTATCTTTTGCACAGTCGCCAAAGGGTTTTTGTAAAGATGAAGATCTTTATAATTATTATTTAACAACTGGTAAAGCTTTGGGCCAGCTACCATATATGCCATCAAAAACTCCAATTCAGATATTTGATTATACAACTGTAAAGCAATATGAATCGGTTGTGTTGAATATGTCACCAGTCCTTGAGCATCATATGCTTAATAATAAGCCAGTGACAATTAGCCTTAAAAATGGTATCGGAGTAATGATGTCCGGTAACGCAGTAAGTGGAATATATTTCTTTTCCAATTGCTGGCCAGTCAATCCAACATTCGCTCTTTTTGGATTACCGAATATTGGTCTTTGTGGCACCGTTACTAAATCATACGATCCCATTATGATTGGACCTAATTTCTTAGCAGAAGTCAAATAAATAGTATTATATTTCAAAGTTATTTAAACCTCTGAGTTCTTGATGAATTCAGAGGTTTTCTTTTTTTTTTCTTAAGAGAGGAGGGATAAAGAGCACTATATGATCGAATTATATCCTGAACAAAAAGAC